GGTATCGGCCGGCACGCAGAGTGTCAGCACTGGCACGCTGGTGTTCTCCAACTCGAACGGCATCACGTTCGGCATGTCTGGCTCGTCGCGCGTGACGGCAAGCTACACTGTGCCGCCATCTTTCAGCGGCGGTGTTTCAAACCTCGGCAACACGGCGGGATCGACCGGGATCACTGGCACGCGTCTCGTATTGGCTGGCACCAATGGCGTCACGCTGAGTCAGTCGACTGACGCGAACGGCGGCACTGCGACTATTGTAGGGAATGCAGTCACTCGGCAACACTATATGGCTTGGGAGGGCAACGGCCCAAATTTTGCTGCGTTTCAAACTGTCAGTCAAAGTGCTTTGTATCTCGCCCCTATGAGCGTTCGTGACTATGTGACCGCCACCCTCGCTGAGCTTTATCTATTCATTTCCCTTTCTACTAGCTCGAATAGCAGTCACGCTGGAGCCGTCTCCGGTCGATGGGGCATCTATACTAGGAACGCATCTACGCTATCGTTGGCCACCTCATTCTCGACGCAGGCCGTTTGGACTAACACCAGCGACAACTCTGCTGGTTCAATCTTTGGAGATCGGTTTTTTTCGGCCACTGGCAATGTGTTCATGACTCCTGGTGAGTACTATATCGGCGTAGTTCTTCTAAGCACCACTACGAATGCTAACTGGTTCACTTTATCTCAGCAGCCTGGGTTTTTTGTTGCTTCCGCTAACGGGACTGGAGGTGTTTCGGGTAAGGCTTACATCGGTCAGGCATTGAATAGCACAGTGCAATACCCGATTGGCGGAGGAATCTTCAGTGCTGCCACCACTGGGCTTCCATCGTCTATCGCTATATCGAATATCGTCAACACCGGGCCTACATGCCGCGTACCGCAGGTCTATTTCAGAAACATCAATATCTGAGAGGGCAAATGAAACCACAGATCGTCATGCCAGACTACGGGCACCACAACAACAACCTCGACGCGACCGTCGTGCGGCTCCACGAGGAAGGCGCCTACAAGGATCTTTCCTGCGTCGCCGTGTTGCCAAACCTTGGAACGCTCCCGATCAAGGTGCATTCGGCGCTCAAGGCGCTCTATGGCATGCCAAATGCCAAGCAGACGTGGCTCTACCCGACCGCCATGGAAGTCGGCGCCGCCTACACTCAGGCGATCGAGATCATCCTGCAGCAGCTGCCGGACTGGAAATATCTGCTGTGCGTGGAGCATGACAACATCCCGCCGCCGGACGGCATGGTGCGCCTCTTGAAGCAGATGGACGCCCACCCGGAATTCGCGGCGATCGGCGGCCTCTACTTCACAAAGGGGGAGGGCGGCTGCGCGCAAATCTGGGGCGACCCGAAGGACCCGACGCTGAATTTCCGGCCGCAGCTGCCCGACCCGAACGGCGGCTTGGTTGAGTGCTGCGGCACCGGCATGGGCTTCACGGCGTTCCGTATGGAGATGTTCAAGGACCCTCGCCTGCGCCGGCCGTGGTTCGTGACTGGGGACGGGACGCAGGGCGTCGGCGTTTATACCCAGGATTTGTACGCGTGGACCGACTTCCGAAAACACGGCTATCGCTGCGCAATCGACTGTTCGATCAAAGTCGGGCATTATGACAGCGCCGCGGACTACTGCTGGTGAATCAGATGGAGGGCAATTTGAACGCTGCATCGCCTGCTACAATCGCTGAAACCGAACCTCAACCGCTGTACCTGGACCTTGGCTGCGGCAAGAACCCGCGCGTCGACAAGGACGCCGCCGGCAAGATCATCAAGGAATTCGAGGGCGTCGACCGCATCAACTTCGGCCAGAAGCACGTCATCGACCTGCGCCAGAAATGGCCATGGGCTGACGAGAGCGTCGATGAGGTGTGGAGCAGCCACTTCTTCGAGCATCTGGAGCAGGCCGAGCGCGTGCATTTCATCAACGAGCTTTACCGCATCCTCAAGTGGGGCGCGAAAGCCAGCATCGTGGTGCCGAGCGGCTCCAACGCCTGCGCCTACGGCGACCCGACGCACAAATGGCCGCCGATGTTCGATTGGGCTGCGAACTACTGGTGGAAGCAATGGCGCGACGCCAATGCGCCGCACGCCGACGCCGCCAACGATCCGGTCTTCGGCTACAGCTGCGACTTCGATTTTGTCATTGGCTGGTCGCCGGACGGCAACATCGCGGCGTTCAACCAGGAGCGGCAACTTTACATGGTGCGGCACGATTGGAATGCTGCGCGCGACCTTTGGTTCAATCTGACCAAGACCAAGAGGTAGGGGAAATCCGATGACGACGACGCTCAAGGGGAAATGCGCAACTGGGTTGGGAGTAGGTCCGACGACGATCTACACCGTCCCAGCTGTGACCACGACGCTCGTCATCGGACTCTCGCTCTCCAATATCAACGCCGGCACCATCACAGCCGGCGCTCGGATGACGGATTCCAGCGCGCCGGCCACGGCCTACATCGGCGGCAAGGCCTTCTCGCTCCCTGCAGGAGCCGCCGAGTGGGTTGTGTCGAAGGATGCCCCGCTCATCCTTGAGACTGGCGATAGCATCAGCATCGACGGCAACACTGCAGCGTCGATCGACTATACGCTTTCCTATGTGGAGATGACCTGATGCGTCGCGCCGGTTCCGGCAATTTCTGGTCAAGCCTGTTTCGCTATGCCGGCAACGGCGGCGCGTCCGGCTCAGCGACCGACGCCGCCAGCGCGCGCACCGCGCTTGGGCTCGGAACGCTGGCAACCTTGAGCAGCGTGGCGACCGCCAACATCGACAACGACGCGGTCACTTACGCCAAGCTGCAGAACCTTACGACGCTGCGCTTGCTCGGCCGGACGACAGCCGGAGCCGGCGACGCCGAGGAAGTCAGCGCCGGCTATGGTCTATCGCTAGCGACCCTTTCGCTTGCGTTGAATCTCAAGGTCGCCGTCTATCAGGAGCAAGTTGCAGCCGGGACCAACGGCGGTACCGCTACTTCCGGCTCATGGTTCAAGAGGAATACCACATGGGTTGAGGTGTTCGACACCATCGGCATGAGCCAAGCAGCGGGCGTGTTTGCGATGCCGGCAGGAACATTCATTTTGCTTGGAATGGTTCCGGGATTTGCCTGCGGTGGATTTCAGTCTCGCATCCGCAACACGAGTGACGGCACCACCCCAATTACTGGCGGGGTCGTATCTCCATCGACCGGCGGTATTTCCAGCTGGTCTCCCTGCTTCGGTGCCGTGACATTGGCGGCGCCGAAAAACTTTGAACTGCAGATGCAGGTCACGAACACCAGGGCGACCGATGGTCAGGGCAATGCCCTGAACTTCGACCTTGAAGTCTACTCGACGCTTGTCATCGCACAGGTGGCCTGATGCCGGCTTTCGTCCTCACCTACACCTCCCTAGTCCAGAACATGAAGGACTACGCACAGCGTGGAACGGTGACGGACACGCGATTCAACGACAACATCCCGGTCATGATCATGCGGGCCGAGAACAAGGTAGGGATGATGTTCAAAAACCTGCTGAGCCGGCAGACGGTCAACGACACGCTCAACATCACCAATAATCTGTTGGCGAAGCCGGCCCTATGGCGCAACACCGTGAGCATGATGGTCGCGACCGGCGTTGGTTTCGGCACCATCCGGCCAGTGTTTCTGCGCACCAAGGAATACATCCAGACCTACTGGCCGACGCCAGCCACGGCGAATGTCCCCAAATTCTATGGCGACTTCGACGAGAATACCTGGATCTTCGGCCCGACACCCGCAGCAGCCTACCCGGTGCAATACGTTGTCGACCAAGCCCCGACGCCACTCAGCGACGCCGTCCAGACTAACGCCTACACGCAGAAAGCCCCAACCGTTCTACAGGCCGCCGCCTTTCTTGAGATCGAAATCTTCCTTCAGAACGCAGGCAAGATCGCGATGCGAACTGAAGACCTGAAGATGGCTGCGACTGCGCTTGAGGGAGAGAAGGCCATGCAGCAAACCGATCGAACTCAGAGTGCTTCGACATGAGCGCCTTTGACGCCATCGCCGGCACGCCGGTTAATCCATCGCGGACGTCGCTCAACGTCATCGCGTTGACGTCGAACCTGACGCTCGATTGGCCGTGGGTAAACCAGGACACCGCAGACGTTGTCGCCTACATCAACCGCGTGACGCCGGACGCAGCCGGCCGCTCCATCACCATGCCGGCCGGCAATCAGGCGCCGGATGGCCAGGATCAGCTATTCCAGAATATCGGGGCGGATGCTTTCTTTGTGCTGGATTCAACCGGCGGCGCGATCGCCACCGTCAATCCCGGCGCCGCAGTCTATGTCTATCTGGCAGACAACAGCACCGCTGCCGGCACTTGGCAGATATTCACCTTCGGCGCCGGATCATCGCAAGCCGATGCAGCCTCGCTCGCCGGCAAGGGGCTCATCGCGCTCGCATCGGTTCTCAATCAGGATCATCCGGTCACATTATTGGTCGCCAACCAGACCATCACCACAGCGAACCGCGCCACCATGTTCGTGGTCGACCCCTCCATCGGCAGCGGGACGCTGACCTTCGATCCGATCACCACGCTCGGAGACGGATTTTTCATCCTGTTCAACAACCAGGGCTCGGGGGCATGGACGCTGCAGCCGGACGGCACCGAGGAAATCGACAGCCAGCTTTCAATCGACATCAACCCGAATGAAAGCTGCGAGATCCACGTCGGCGCAGCCGGCCTCTATACCGTCGGACGCGGGCGCAATGTCGAATTTTCATTCACCCAGTTGAACCTGGACGTTAGCGGCAGCGCCAACGTCACTCTCACGACGGCCCAGGCTGGCAATTTTATCCAGCGATATTTCGGCGTCCTGACCGGCAACATCAACATCATCGTGCCGAGCGCGGTCTCGGTCTACGACATCGTCAACGACACCACGGGCGCGTTCTCATTAACCGTCAAGACCGCCGCCGGCACGGGCCTTCTCATCAGCCAAGGCAATGCCGTGCTTGTGCGCTGCGATGGCACCGACGTGCTCGACGCGGACACCGAGACGCCGGCCCCATCCAGCCAGCAGTTCGCCGACGGCAGCGCGGGCGCACCGAGCGGGACGTTCACGCTCGACACCAACCTTGGCTTTTATCGCGTCGGCGCGGACACCATGGGGTTCACCGCCAACGGCAACGAGGTGTGGGAGTTCAACACGACGGGACTCAATGTCGTAGCCGGGGAACTGAAGAAGGCCGGCCTCGACGTCACGGTCTATGCCATGCTGTTCGGGTGATGAATGCCGATCAGCGACAACCCGAACATCAGCGATGACTCAAGCGTTTTCCCGATTAACGCGAAGCCCGGCATTCAGCGTGACGGGACGCACTTCGATTCAGATGGCTGGGTAGACGGCCAGCACACGCGGTTCCAGCGTGGTCGCCCGAAGAAGATCGGCGGCTACCGCGAGATCGTCAATCAGCTGGACGGCCCGATCCGCCGCATCATCCTGATCCCGCAGAACAACAACAACCGCGTCTTCTGCGGCTCAGGATCGAATCTGCAATTCACCGACCTGACACCGGACGGCATCGGCGCAGGCGTCGTGGACGTCACTCCGGCGGCATTGGTCGCGAGTAACATGAACACTTGGCAGTTCGCCAAGCTCTATGACTCCACATCAAATACCATGCGGTTGCTGGCGCATGCGGCACCGAACCTGAGCAGCATCGACAGCACGGCTGACCGGCAGACTTGGTTTGGCACCACGACCGCAGCTGTTCCGTTCATCGACACCACCGCTCC